CTTATTAAAAAACCTATCAGAATCTTTTAATAATCGAAGTATATGTTAACATATTAATATATATAAGACTAAAACCTGTTATACGATTTTATTTATAACCACTTTGATAATTCTTTTTTAGCAAACCTTTCAGCTTTCTCTTCCCATCTATTATCATCATGAGGATCTAATCCATCATAAGCAGCCATTGTTCCTGCTTGTGTGTATTTTTTCAGAAACTTGGATTTACCTAATCTTTGTGCATCTTTAGCATGCCCTATTTCGTGTAATAAAGTCATCAGAAATTCTTTTATGCTTGGATATGACCTTCTAAGAGTTATTGTATCAGTTTCAGGAACATACTCACCAAAGTTTTTACCACTGCCAAATTTGATTTTAGACTTCAATCCATACTGCTTTACCAATTGGGATGCAGTATCTTGATAATCCATTCTTTCTAACAGTAGATAATTCATAGCTTTTTTGTAATTAGTAGAAGTTGTTGCTTCTTCTAACTCTTGAGTATTTTGTAAATCAAAATCTTCATCAGCTACCCAGTCTTCCCACTTTTCAAAATGTGCTTCAAAGTCCTTATCTATCTGAGCTACATAAGCAGTTTTTCTTACAGCATAATCTTCTTCTTCACCTTCACCATAGATAAAATCTGCTTCAGGAAAGGATACTTGTTCATAACCACCCCTTTCATACCAAGGTTCAGGCTTACCAGATAATTTACCTAAAGTTCTTTTCTTTTTACCTCTAATAAATCCTGTATCCGGCTCTCCATCATCAGCACTATACCTACTAACATTAGATGAAACTTCCATCATTTTTTTAAACTTACCCATTACAAATCAAATCTTACATTTATACCTAAAGCTAGTTCCTTATCATTTTTTACAGCATGTGATAATTGTCCAACAGCTATTAGTTGATTAAAATCATTATATAAACCCACTTTAGTAATATAAGGATCAAACTTAGAATGAGTTACAAATCCTTGATAATTAATAGCTTGGTTATATTGCATTTTATAAGAACCTGATTTATACAAAGCATCTCCTGGCGGGAATAATCTCCAAGCATCTGAACCGGATACGTTTATACTACCGCTCCTTCCAGCAGTTGCTGTTATATTTGTTGTGGTATTGTATTCATTAGCACCAATAATACAAGTATAAGAATGTTCTCTAATTGTTACTTGTGATTTGTATTCTAAACTATAGCCATCAGCACTCAATCCTGTTCCAATATTTAAATAATTAGATCCTGTATTTGTAAATACTAATAATCCTTGCTCATAGTATATATTACCAACAAAACTAGCCGTTGATTGGGTTATATATTCATTTGAAAAGCTATGGCTAGCAAATGTTGCAAAACTAGAAGAGTTTGCATTATCATATAAATTACCTTTACCATCATCCTTTATAATAAGTGTAGAACTTGAGCTATCATCGGTTACTGTTACTGAACCTGGTGATATTCTTTCTCCGTATAAATCCTTAGATACAGAGATAATAGAAGCTGACGGCTGTAATAATTTGTATTGTTTGTTGGGATTGTAACCAAAATTATTGTAATTGTTTTCTGTATCACGATAGTATATTTGATTAATCATAAACCAAGTTGGCGTATGAAAAAAACTAGCAGAATCAAAGGTTGTTTCACCACCGGATGGATTTGTAGTAGTAAAATTATTTAGACTACTGCTAATCGCTCTGAAACCATAAATACCACTACCGCTGTCTTTATTGGTAACCGTAAACTTTTTACGAGCTCTGAATGGTGTTACGTTAATGTCTCTTGGGTCTAGCCTTTTAAACATGACCTATATCCCCCAAGGTTAAAAGTCTAATTTAACTTTGATTATAGCTTCTCTTGAATAAGTTTTTAGTAATGGTTTACTCAATTTAGCAATAGCCAAGAGTTCATTGTTGTTATTGTACAATCCAACCTGAGTTACAAAGGACTTTGGGTTATTTATAAAAGTAGGATTAGTAAAGACGCCATTGGATCCAGTAGTAAACGTTGGATTAGAACTAAAGTTAAATTCCCTATTAGGTATTCTACAGAAATAATGCTGTGAGGTTATTACTTCTTCTCTGCGGGCTTGAAACTTATCCGCGCCTGTAATAGCCTTAAAGAATTTTCCTGAATTTCCACCTTCTGTGTTAGAAGCTATTCCTGTATTTAAAGAAGCAGAAACATTAATTATAGGTCCGTTTAAGATTACAAGACCTAAATCTGGATAAAATAACCCATAACTACCTCCTGGTTGATTAGCAGCTGTTGTATTGGTAACTGCTTTGCCGGATGCAATAGAACCACTAACAACATTAAATACCCTACCACCTTGATTTACAGTTGGGTTTGCTGTAGCTGCGCTATCATCAATTAATTTAATTTTTGCCTGTCCTGCTGCTAAACCTATATTAGTTGAACTAGCTGACAAATGTAATTCCCAGTTACCTGGATCCATCTTTTCACGAAGTTGTTGTCTAGCAATTGATATAGCATAAACAAATTTTGGTTTTATATGAGCTCCTGAGCCAGCAAATGTAAATTTTTCTTCAGTTGGACCCAATAAAGTATTTGATAATTGTCTGTATATTGTAGCAGATGCTCTGTTACCAGTAGCTCCTCTTGTACCAGCAGAACCACTTCCATTAAAATGAGCATAAGCAACTGAAAATTGTGCCTTTGCCGTAGTATCTGATTGTGGGTTAGCAGCATAAACATCTAAGTAATATTGGTGATTGCTAGAACTCTGAGTTGATGATGTAAAAAAGCTGGTAATAGTACCAGATCCTTCAGCCCACATTCCAGAAGAAACGATGTCTTTGATATTTGTTATAACATCGCTTGATTGGTTAGTGGAATTGTCTCTGATAATAAAATCTTTATAAATGGCCATTTTTTACTCCTTTGGATTTAGATATTTAATTACTCTGTCTACTCAAATGCACCAGCACCACCTACCGCTGCTTGTGAAGCGAATGTCAGTTTATTTGTAATTGTTACTGATTCTGTTACTCCTGTATCATTACCAACAATAGTAACCTGTGTCGCTGCTGTTTTGTTTATAGTCAAAGCTGTAATAGTACAAGTAGTTCCAGCTGCAGAAAGACTATTAGGTACATCATCTTCTCCTAAGAAGAATGGTACTGAAGTAGCTGCGTTACCTTGTGGAAATACTTCCATAGAAACTACAGATTGATCGTGTAGTATAAATGTATAAGAAGAATCAGTTCCTCTACTTGTTTGAGGAGAAATTGTAATGTTCTGATTCACACCACCATCAGCCGGAAATATGTGAGCGGTTGTTGAAACTTGTATGGAAGGCATTCTAGCAGTACTCTTTGGGAGAGTAATCAGTTTATATCTCATAACGTGATTCTCATCAGGAAAAGCTTCTAATAACGGCATATTTTCAATTACTTTTCCGTAAGAGTCGCTTCCATTTGGATGAGTTACATCCCATAGATTGTAGTCTACTTCATCATCTGCTAATGCAAATTTTGTAATGTTAAATGCTTCTGTTCCCTGTGCTAATAACTCACGACCCTTTTTGGTTAATATAGCATCTACAGTTACGGTAGTGTTGTTTAAAAATCCCATAATTTACTCCTAATTAATTTTTCTGAACTCTGATGTGTAAAGTGATTCATATATAAATATCATTATTTTAAATTTTTGTTAATTTTATTTATGTTGGTTCATCATTATTATTATTGTTAGTGTTAGTGTCAGTTTTTTTATTCCCAAATCCCTTAGTACCCTTCTTAACACCTCTTTTTACTTTTTGTACATCTTTTCTATCTTTTTTTATTTTAACCCTATCCATATCAGTTTGAACAAGTTCTTTAATATTTCTTAAACCTTTTGACTTTTTATTAACAGATCCTTTTGCTTTTCTATTATCTAAACCTTTTTGAAGAGTGCTGTCGGGCTTATCTTTAAATCCAGATATTATACCATCACCTGTTTTTAATGTAGAGTCACCATCTTTAACAGTTACTAACTTAGTAGGCGCAGATATAATAACTTCTACAGGAGGTCTTCCGTCTGATGTGGTTCTTTTAGTGTTTTTTACTCCACCATAGTAACTATTAAGTAAACCTGGACTAATAACATAAGTATTATCCAAATCAACATTATAGAAAGATGAAGAGTTAGCATTTTTATTTAAAGCATCTGCTGATGATGTGTAAAAATTCATAGTTTTCTGATTTCTTCCGTAAATCCTAGATCCGGATATAATTGGCTGTAGTACTTCATTGTACTTTGTATCGCCTGCTGTGATAGATGATGTTATATAGTTACCCTGTCCTAATCTTTGCCATATAGAAAGTTCAAACGCTCGTTTATTTATTTCAGATCCAGAAGCTTCAAATGTTAGATTTTCACCACTAGCCGAAACAACAGATGAGCCGGTTTCATAACTATACATATCAATTCTACCTGTATAAGCATCATAATTTGTGATAGAAGAACCATGATTATAAGAGCCGGTTATAACAATTAATGCATCTACCGCTTTTCCTATATTAATTGAGGAAGTATAATATCTATTTTCTAAAGTTGGCTTTTTACCAACTAAAATTTTTGGTCTTTCAAATATATTTGGCTCTATAAGTAATCCAATATCTGGCTTTGCTCTAGCTGGTATTAATTTTCTTAACTGTGGGTATAATGATTGGTCATAATACTTAATCATTCTTAGGTAATCCCAAAAATCATTTGGTGCTGTATATTTTTTCCAATAGTTATCAGCTACATTTTCTAAACCTCTATAACTCAATTCTTCTTTATCTCTTGGGTCACCCAAATAATCTTCAAAATTTAAATTACCTACAGAATTTATAATATCATTGTTTATAACATCTGTTGGCGCAAACCATATTCCAACTTTATTAGAATCGTTTGGTGCGGTATCATAAGCACTATCTGTTGCTCTAGTTTGGGAGTTTAATGTGAATCCTGGTTTTAATTTATTATCTTCAATTCTAATTTTATTTGTAGTTCTTCTTAAAGCTCCTATGCTCGGTATATGAGTTTTTAATTCATCTTCAACATTCCTAAAAAAATTACCTGTAAAACCAGCGTGTGAGCCTGATAATGTTAAATTTTGGTTTGAGCTAACATCTCTTATACCTTCTATGTCTGCATTTAAATCTTTATTGTCATCAAATGAATATCTTAAAACTAAATTTTCATAAGAAGATGAAACAGTATTTCCATCATAAGCTTTTGGATTAGCTACGTGATTTTTAAAAGAACCAGTATTTAATACTTCTGTCCAATGTCTGTATTCCATAATGGAGCCAGTAAATTGTACACCAACTGAAGCTTCAGCATTTTCACCACCTATAAATACATTACCACTGCCTGTCCAAGCATTGCTAAATGAAGATGAAGCAGCTTGTGTAACATCCATAGTGGATGTACTATATAAATGTATCTTACTTCTACTACTGTCATACTTACCAACATTTAATTGGTATGATTGAGAGACTGCAGTATCATCATCGCCAAGTTTTCTAGAAACCATAACAGAATAAAAATCCCCGTCATAAACAGGAAATTCAGTAGAAAGAAGTTCTTTGTATTGACCAACATCTTGACCAACAGCAGAACCTGATAACATAAATGAAACTTGACCACGGTTGTCTGTAGAACCATTATTCTTTAATCTTATAAACCAATGTTGATTATTTCCATCTTGTTTTTCTACAAGTATTTGATCTGATACATTAGCAGATCTAAATCTAAACTCCACACTATCAGGTTTTCTTTCTGATGTTGTATCGTTAGCCCAAGCAACTTTTACAGATTGTCCACCTCTAAAATCTAAAGCTTTTGTAAATTTTCTTGTTATTTCAAATTGAGGAGATTCATCTTCCGATAAAGCAGGTCCTCCATATTCTTTAACTCTTAAAATAGTTGATGGGATACCATAAATATTTATTAATCCCTTTAAAGCCCTAACAGTACCCTTATTCTTTAAGAAGAAAGGCATGTTGTTTATTATACGACTCCAAATTTCTCTTGATATATCACGTTCAGATACTTCCGAATAATCAGAATAGGCTGAACCGGTAACTTCCTTGCCCAAAGCATATCTTGATAAATCAAGTAAATCCTTACCATCATCCAATTCCCAACCCATTGATTTAGCAACACTAACCAGTAAATCTTTAGACATTCCCTCATCTAATTTATCTCTTCTATCAAAAACATCAGTTAATGCATTTATATATTCCCAAATATAATCAAAGTGCTGACCTATCATATCAGTAAAGGTTAAGTATTCTAAATTAGAACTATCAAATTTTATAAATTCAGGCAGTATACTACTTAATTTAGAATTGTTTTCTAAATCATAAATGGATGAAGAAGTCATAGAATTACTAAACCAGGTTTTTGCCTGCGATGATGTTGTGTGCGCTAAAACGTAAGGACTATTTAATGTTCCCCCGCCACTTTCTTTAGGCCATGAATTGTCGTGAAATATTCCAAGAGAGCTACTATTATAAGAAGAACTCTCAAAGTACATATATTTTTCAAATGTATCAAGGTTATTTTTTGTTTCAATTATTTGATGATGCCATAATTTTGAATCAGATGAAGATCCACTTACCCCATTATAAGAAGCACTGCTTATTCTATATTCTTCTATAGTTTCTAACTTTGATTTAAAATTTCTGACTCTCTTTTCTATTGAACTAAAGTTAACAAAGTTTTTATATTGAGAATAATCTGTGTTTATTTCTACGCTGTCCAAACTCTGACTCAAAAATTCATTTCTAAGTTCAGATGATATTACAGCATCATTTGTTAAAATATCAGACTGAGATTTGTATTCAGTTTTTCTTATTTTAATTGGACTCTCAACATTTTCCATATCAGGAGATCTTAAAACTAAGCTAGGTTCTTCTTCTGGAATAAAATCTATAATAGACACCTTTTCTTCTAATGGGTTTGCCATTTCCTTAACAACAATACACTCATCAAAAGTTTGAAAATTATCAGGTAAAGCTTTGTACAATTTAAAAACAACGGCGTGGGGATAATTACTAACATTAGTTAAGTCTTGTTTAAAATTAGTTGTTAAAAGTAAATCGTTGCCAAACTTTAAATAGGTTCTTAAATCTTTTGGATTAAAATTTAAATAAGAAACCGAAAATGTAGGATAAATTGAAGGATTGGAAACATCATATACATCCGGGGTTGTAATATCCGAATCTTCAACACCAACTTTTAATGCCTGTTCTTTAAAAGTTTTATTTAAGGTTACTGCTGTTCCGTTAGACTCAACACTAAATATTTGTGCACTAAACGGCCTATAAACTTCGCTTATTTCGGATTGCTCGGTAAAGGTAAAATCCATAAAAACATTGTCAACCCAAACCACTCCCTGTGTTGTATTTCCTGCGCTTGCACCATCACCATAAATATACAAAAACCATTTTCCTTCCATTACCCAATTTTGTGGTACTGATATACTAACCTCTACAGTATCCCACGCATTACTTGTTCGTGGTATAGCAATTGCACTGGTTTCCGAATATGCATATCTTGCGGGAACAAGTTGATTAAAATTCCATTGAGATCCGTTCCATATCCACAGCTCTAATGGACTTAAAGCTCCTATTTGTCTGGGGTTTGATGGGTAACTAAACTCAGCAGTTCCATTGTCATATATTGGTTCTACTCCAGCATCAATAACATCATTGTTTGGATTCTGAACACCATAGTTATCTGCAGATATATTCCTAACACCATAAGTTAAATCTCCATTATCTACACCTAATTCACCACATCTAAAAAATTCATCACTTATACTAAAATCTTGATCTGTTCCATCTCCAGCGCTTCCTTTTGCCCTTAATACTCTATCTCCTTTGATGTATCTATATCTTCCATATCCCTGCGCTTTACTGATTATAGCATCAGCCCCCTCTGCGCCAGGGAATCCACTACTAATATCAGTAGGACCTGCTGGTGGGTTATCATATAGGTTACCGCCGTTATCTCCATCATTTAGTGTGTAGTATTTTTCACCTGTATGAATATAATATCTTATTATATCATCAGATATTTTATAAAACCATTCCATTTTTCCTTCATTTTCAATAACAAGATCATTTAACCCACCATCAATATTTTTTAAAAAATGTACAATATTATTTACGCCTTGATGGTCTGGTTTAGATTGAGGGCCCTCAGTTTTGATGGTAGTGAACCACCTATTGGATTCTTCGGCTAGGTTACCATTGGAGTCTTTATCTCCATTGTTATAAAATATAAAAAAATAATCCGCCTTTATTCCATTACCCACACCCTCAGATACCCTAGTCACAGACTGAATAAAACCATATTGAAAAATATCATCATATAGAGTCTTTTGTTCATCAGTACCTTCATTTAATATAACATCTCTAATCTTTAAAAAATATTCATCAAATAAATAAAACTTTAAATCAGGTAATGAGCTATCAGTATTAGCATGATTTTGTTCCCAAATCAAATCATCTTTAATTAATATAGATGTTGAGTTAGTTCCAATAACACATGTAGTTTGCCATCCTAAGTTTTCTCCAGGATGAGTTGTTCTTTTATAATAAGCATTGCCTTGGTTAGGTAATTGGCTTGGGTGATAGTTTATAGCACCCAGTCTGTCTGTAGTTCCAACAGGAGCCGCTAAGGTATTTGTATAATCAGGACTGACAACCCATTGACCAGCACCGCTAACATCAAGAGCCCAAATATACTGCTCTTCATTACTTAGTGTTCCCACCATTGTATTTCCTGATAAATTAGGACCCCAAACGATATCATTACTCAAAGGCTGTCTAGCAGTAACTATCCAAGCACCAGCGCCACCCCAAGCAACCTCTGTATCGTCACCCACTTGAATTTGATCTATATTAATTGATCCTTCATTTACTTCTCCACCATAAGTGTCAATACAAAGATCTACTCTTGATGGTGGTTGGTTTTCAATTGCTTGAGCAGCTGCAGCTGTGTTTGGTTCATAACCATCCGGTGCATCGGTTGGTTGAGTTTCAGTCGGTGATGGATTGGATGGATCATAAAAATTTGGTGGGTAACTAGGTGTAGGATCTTCTTCTGTTGCTATACCACTAGGATATTGGAGAGCTACCTTCACCCCTTTATTAGCTGCAGTACTTTTTATATCCATACGAACATTTACAAAATCACCACGGTTAACTCCTTGTCCTTGTAAATTTGAAATTTCTTGATTTATAGCTAATTTTCGGTAAGCAGTTGAAGAACCCCACTCTGCTAAGGGTACAAATAAACCATTACTATCAGTAAATTTTATAGCATTCCCGCCCGCAATACCTTCATTTTGAACCCACTTTGCATGGTATCCTAAATGAGATGATCCGGCGTGTTCGCCAGTATCGTGAGATAAAAATCCATCTACCCAATCATTTACTCTAATTGCGTCATCGTGTAATGTCTCATCCCATTCATTTTCGCCTGCTATATTTAATACATTGCCTAAATTATCTGTTGTAATTTGTTCACCGCTTGGATTTTTAATGACATTTGAATCGGAACGAACTGCTATGTCTATTTGATCTACCAAATAAACTCCTGGTATTTTTATAGTTCCCCCAACCATCTGTTGAGTAAAAATAAACTGATCAGGATCAGGTGAAATAACTAATTGATTAGAATCATATGAGCTTTCTAAAAAACTTATGGGAATGTCTACAGATTTAAGAGTTGATGCTGTTTGTATATTAACAAAGTCATCAATATAAGAACTATTTATTACCTTAGCTTTTAATCTAACTTCAGTTCTACTTGGAGATATTTCATCTATTTGGTATTTTAGATCTTCTATAGATAGTTGTTCAGAGTTTGATGGGTTTGATATATATTGTTCTTTAGATCCAGCGTATATTATACCATCATCTGTAATATAAATATTTTGAGTATTTGTATAAACATCGCCAATTAATGTACCCCCTACACCATCTTCACTTGGTTTGTTTAATGTGTGAACTAATACCGCAGACTCATCGCCTGCTAACTTTCTTAAAAAATTATATCTTATAGTAAACTTACCACTCTCGTATCCTAAATTTCTAATATGGGTTGAGGGGAAAAAATCAATTAAACTACTATTACTATTTACATTAAAACTAGATAATGGTAAATTTGTATATTCTATTAAATTTTCACTAGAATCAAATATTTGAAAATGAACAAAATCCCTATTAGTTAGACTACCCCATTTACCTTCTTCATATGGTTTATTGCCTATGGTGGTTATTTTATTAGCATCTAATAGGTTGAGTTCCCTTTCTGTTAATTTACTCGCCATTATAACTCCCTAAATGTTCTATCTAACACTTCATTAATTATACTATCATTTTCTTTGGTTTTTAAAATCTTAACTTCTAAATTGTGAACTACTTTACTTTCACCATCCTCATCAATTTTATTTAGATACGGATTTTCAAAAAATAAAACCGTATTATCTTGGTCTCTGATTAATTGTGATCCATCACCACCCACCGGCGCACCAAGAGAGGAAGAATACATATTTTGGATTTGAATGGATTGCTTTCTGTCTATATATCTTCTTTCATCAGCTGCAATTAAGTCTTGATACCATTCCATGTTCTGTAATTCTTCTGGTGTGTATGGCATATTTATCTCACAACTTTAAATACAAAATCATCATCATAGTATTGTATAGTTTCATCAGCTGTGCTACTTCCGCTAACAATCTTAAACTCAAACTTATAATATCTTTCTGATTGAAAACCATTCATCCAAAGATTAAAATAATTTCCTGTAGAATCACAACTTACTAACGAACCAGTACCATATGGTATTAGAACATCTTCTGTTTGTGTATCCTTTACTGAATAATAAGTTCCGTCACCGCCTATGTTTTCCTTACTACCACTAGTTAATGTTTTTACAGTTAGGTACTCAGAAGCAGTATTAGAAAAGGATTTAGTAGGGTACTTAGCTCTACCAACTATCCTAAATTTCACTTTGGACTTTTCTTTATATTCAGGTCTTAAACTCTTCATATAAAAAGACAAATCTTCTAACTCATTTGATGATAGTGCTGATAATGATCCTGTACTCCACTTTGTATCAAACCACTCTACTTCTAACTTTGGTGGATAAATTGTATTGGTTTGTCTTGAAAAGAATTTAAAATCTCCTAATCTTTCTTTACTACCCTCGTCAGTATTGGTATCTACATTTTCAAAACTACCACTTCTTTTTACAATAAATCCTTCATTTGGAAAAGTTCCTGCTATCCACTTATTTACAATTGGAGTTACATCCATTCTCATATCAGATGTCTCGTATTGAAATGATTGAGAACCAAATGAAGATGTGTACCAAGCACCACCTTGTTGTTCAGTTGCTGAACCACTCCAAGCCGATTTTTGTGTTTGACCATCCCTAAAATTCCAACTAGCACCTTCAAAATCTTTAGGACTATCAGCAGCAAATCCCTGACCTTCTAACCAACTACCACTTATAGGATAAGCATACAATGATTGGCTAGTACTTAAATTTTTAGAATTAGCATCATACATATTCAAGTAATATTTTGGATTTGTAATAGTTCCATTACCTACCAAAGAGGAAATCTGACCTAAATCAAACTTCATTAGGATTCTAGAAACTTTTACGTTGCCGCCAGAGTTACTCATATTTTTTTGTATTTCTAGTATTTGATCTAATCCCGCATTAGCACTACTACTTGCTTGATATAAAGTTGTATCTATATCAGGAAAAATAAAATAATTCATTAGTTACCTCCCACGGAACTACCAATTACACGACCTACTATATCTTTGTTTGGAAATTTTAATTCAAAACAACTTGGGTCTACTGAGGGGAATACAATACCATCTCTAGTTGCAGTAACTATATTGTATGCATTTCCGGAATAACCTTTTGAAGTTTGAAATCTGTTGGTTACTAAAACAGGATGTCCAGACGGATTATCTTCTTCAGGAGGAACTACAGCAGAAACACCTTCTACTAATGATAATTGATAAGAAATATCAGCTAACACAATCGGTTGACCAATCTGCCATTTATCAATAGTAAAGAAATTTTTAACTTTCTCTATAGCTCTTAGAACTACTTCCTCTTTATTGTAACCTACCTTTGTAAGTAAATTAAATACTACTCCTATATTAATAATATAAGCATCTTTTATATTTACAGCATCCGTAACCATTCTAAATTGTGTTAGATAAGTTTGTAAATTTTCTTTAACTGCTCGGTTGACTACAGATAATCTTTTATTGGAATCAAATCCCAATAAATATAAATTAAGAGCTAATGGGTTTATAATTCTACTGTCAGAAGCAGCTCCTACATTACTATCTAATTGGCTATCCTGTACTATATAAGCTTTGGATACGTTACCATATTTAGCAGGTAAAGAATAAACTCTAGTAATATAATCTTCTTTAGTAACAGCTCTTGATTGTGCTTGAAAATAAGCCAGTGCATTATTTTTAACTTCCACAATACTCTCAGAGCCCCTACCACCCGCGGCTGGATTTGGATTATTTACAGCAATTGAACTTCTGGTTGTACTAACTAAATCAGAATTTAATCCTGTGTCATCTAATTCCACAGTAGAACTTTGTATACTCCTCAGACTATTAGCTCTGATGTTTTGAGCGATGCCACCACCATATCTATATTTGATAGTTAATTGTGTATTAGATGGAGCTTGTCCATATGCTTTGGTTTTTAAAAAGTTTGAAGGATCAAAAGCTGTATTTAAGTAAGATGGTGAGCCTGGTAAGGATGAACCAACGTTATCAGGACTTGGAATTATTTCTTCATCAGCGCTATCTGATGTTCCAGCACCAAATCTTATTTCAGTTTTACCATCCGCTCGTATAAAAGTTATAAATCTTCTTGGAGTTCTCAATAGTTTCAGTAAGTAAGGAGCTTGGTCGGCTTGTGTGTATAATGTATCGTCATTTCTTATTGTATTTTCCATATCACCAAAGACAGTATCTTGTGCTAAAAAGGGAACTTCATACCAGCTATTGCCATCGCTGTCTGTACAAGAAATTATCTCTAAAACATTAGTATTTCCCAATGCAATTCTCTTATATTTTTCAGCAGTATTGAATGTAAAAAATTCCGTGGCCCGAGTTCCACCCGAAGCTCTGATTCCCTTTTTTAATAAGTAAGTTACTGGTACATTGTTAGAAGTTTCATATATTGAAACAGTCATATTATCATAAGAGCTTGAAAATTTAAAATTAGCATCCTCTGAGGTTGAAAATGCAATACCATTTTCAGATACTATTTCAGCTCCCGCTTTTAAGTTCATAGCATAAGTTAAATCGGGCTTTGTAATAAAACCAGCTCCTGTTCCAGATGTTACTGCCGGAACAGTTTGAAATACATCCATATCAACTGAAGCAGCTGTAGATAATTTTGGCTTATACCCCAAAGATTGTGCCATATTATATACAGTTCTTTTTTCTTCTGCAAAAGCTAACAAACTTTCCTTAAATTGGTTGTCTATATAATAAGAAAGAACATCTCCAACATAAGATGCCATTTCAATAAACATCATACCAGGAGAAGATTCATTAAAATCATTATATGAATTTGGAAAATATATTTTAGAAAATTCAATAAGATTGTCTTTAAAAGATGTAAAGTCTTTATTTAGATATCTAATTTCTTTTATTGATTTCTTTGGTGCTGTGTACGGCATTTACTTTCTCCTAAAATATTCCAGTTACATCGTGTGGATCTTTAGCTAACTCTCCGGTATAATTAGATAAATCTAAATTTAAATCAGCTTCAGTTGTAGTGTCTACATTTAATGAAAACCTTATGTTCACATTATATTTATTTTTATTTGTAGAAGAAAATTCTTGATTAATATTAACTATATTAACAAAAGGTAAAAACTCAATCATTGATGAGCGTATCTCTTCTTCTACTCTACTTTCAATATCAGTATTTTCTTGTTCAAATGCAATAGAAAGTAAATTTGTGCCAAAAGTTGGATTACCCAACCTTTCTCCTTTATTAGTCAGTAAAAGGGATTTGATATTAGAAGAAGCTTGTTGCAAAGCAGTTTTTGTTCTATTGAAAAATCCATAATTACCATAAGTAAGAGGTAATTCTAAACCCACATATATATCTTCATTTAAATCATTTCCTTTGACACTCATTATATTTTACCATCCTTCTTTTTTAAAGCTTTCATTACACCACTATAGTCTTTTGTTAATGCTCCCATTACTTCTTCGGATACATTATTTGGATCTACACCAGCGGCTTGAGCAGTTTGTATAGCTGATACTTTTCTTTTATCTTCAGCACTACCCATTATATTTCCGTATCCCATCATACTCGCCATTTCAGAACTATCAAAAGTTTTATTGCCCATAGTTGGATACTCATCCATCTCTCCAGCATTAGCTGTCTCATTTAAAATATCATTCAATACAGGATTTTTTGTATATGAAACTTTTTCTTTGGGTTTGGATTTTCTTTTGGGTAGAACCTCTACAACCCTATCTTCTACCAATGTAGATTTCTGAGCCATAGACTTCATTCCTTCCTTAATAAATATCTCCCTGACCTCTTTTTTAACCTCTTGTCTAACTATTTCTTTAATTAAACTAACTATTTTTGACGATTTAGCCATTTTTTAACTCCTTACTGTTTTATATAAATATTAAGAATTTAATTTTCTCTTTCTTTGTTCTATCAATAACTTTTTTCTTTTTTGCAAACTGGCTGCTCTTTTAAGCTTTAATTTTTGTTGTCTTAAAAAGCTTTTAAAATTACCAATACTCTGTGGTGCTACATTTAAAGCATCTTTAGCTTCTTTTATTTCTTTTTTTACACCCTCAACTACAAATTTCTGAGCAACAGAAATGGCAGCAGCAGCTGGATTTAAAGCTGAGCCTATGGTAGCAGCTTTTTCTGAAGCTTCTGCAGCAAATTGTATTCCTTTTAAACTTGTTAAAACAGACTTTATAGTTTTTGTTACATCATCCACCTTCCCGACATTAATTTCAATACCATCCATCTTGCCTAATATGTCTTTTACTTTGGCAGTATTATCTGAACCAGACTTACCAGCTTTTATTATTAAATTAACGGAATCTTCAATATCTCTTTTTGGCTTTTCTAATGCATTAGTTATTATTTGTTTTAACTTATTTGAAATAACGCTCATAATTAATATTTCACCCCCATTATCCGCGAACTCCTGCTGAATTAGTTACTTTTTCAACTTCATACTCTTTGGTAGTAACCTCTGCCATCTCAGGAAACTCATCTGCAAAATTTTCTGAGATAAATACTTTATCACTAGCTATATCTCCCAAGTTTCCAAATCCATCTTTAGCTAAGTTTACCAAGTCATCATTTAATTGAATAGCAGCATCATTTATCTGCGTTAAACCAGTAGCTTTTGACAATACATTACAAAAAGCAGTAAGTTTTGAAAATATATTAGTAAATAATTCAATAGTATCTCCTCCCTTCAATATGGGCTGAAGAGCTAAAGGATCTCCTAATGTTATTTTTGCACCAGGGTTAGGTCCAAGTTCTAAATTTATCATATCATTAGCTAATAGGTTTAGGTTTATATTAGCAAATAAAAATATATCAGTTTTTTTAGAATTAAAAACCAATCTATCAGAATTTAAAGTAATCATATCCCCATCCATTACATCGGGTATTGTTACATTACTAAAAGAAAAAACAGAGGGAATTATAACATCAACATCTCGTATAGGTCCTGATGTTATGAATATAGACGATCCATCGCTATTTAAGCTTGGCACGTGCGGCCAATATTCATCTACTGTTTTTTGTGGTGAAACAGATTGCCTATTAGTTATTTTAATATCAGGATATTTATATTCAGGATCACTTCCAAATTTTATACTATTACCAAATCTACCATTTACTACAACATCACCGTACTCAGATAATATATTTCTATTGTGTTCTGATGAATACGCAGTTATTTTTCTATCAGTAGCTGTGTTGTTAGATACGTTCATGTTTACATGATTTCTAATGTTTAGTGGACTGTAGTAGTACATTTGGCTTCCGTGTGTAGCTATATTTACTGCCTCACCTATTAACGGATAAACTACCATGTGAGATGATATTGGTTTTATATAACCTTCTATTTCAACTTGCTCTTCAGATCTTGCCCATTTAGCTTTTATAGTTCCTAATAAACTATAATCTTTCATTGTTCTACCGCTTGCGTCGCCTGGAATATTTCTATTTGGCAAACTATCCGGGTTTAAATATACCGCAATTACTATAGCAGGCTCTATCTCATAAAACTCAAATCCATCATCTACATTATCTTTTAATATTTGGTAAACGTCACCATAGCTAGTAACTCCCTGATTAGCAGTCTCCCTATCTGGAGTATTTCCACTTTTAAAAAAAGCCATTAATTTTCTACCCTTTTAATATCATCATCAACTTCATCTGAATGCTTTTGTAGGTCTGTAGCTGCAACTTCTATAGCTCCTAATAGCTGTTCCTTCTCAGCATCGGATAAACCATACTCATCTTCACCAGTACCTTTAGATTCAGCGGCTATTATACGTTGTACTATAGCGGCTACCTTAACTAACTGGTCATCGTTCTTAACATTAATCTCTAAGTATTCTTTTAACATAG